AGCCGGGCGGTCAACACGCGTTTGGGGAAAGTATGTAGAGCAAAACTGCCAGACATACCAGAAACCGCAATACTGCGCGTATCTGCTCTTTCCGCATCCGCTACCACCTCCCCCCGATTTGGATTTGCGCAGGGGTACGAACGGTGGGCCAACCGCCTTTTATGCAACAGCGTCCTTCTGTGCTTCATCATACAGTACGCGCCGTGTTTTGTCAATTCCTGCCGCCCTTGGGGCGGTTTTTTTGTTATACCTCTGGTCCGGCTGTAAACTTCGGCCCAGAATACGTGCTTGTCGATTGCGGAAAGAATTTATGGCCTATTTCATCATAAATACCAATCTCGCCCATGCTCTCTTCAATACAGGGAATATAATTTGCAATAACGGTATCCTCCCGGCTGACCATACAGGAGTAGAACTTTCCCAACAGGCAGTAATAATTATTATGAGTGGAATCATTCAGCAGTATAAAGGGCTGTGAGTACACATTATAGCCAGCAAAAAGCGATGCATCATTAAGAATTGCTGCCGAATTGGGAATATCTAATACGATCTTGATTTTCTCTCCGACAATATTCGTCTGAAATTTCGCATAACTATTCCATTGTGGCATTACATGGATCGCGCCCACCACTCCAGTTTTGTTTGAATTATTTATATAAACATGGCCGCGCGCAGTTCCGGTCCCCCATCCGCAAAGGTAGTAGGCTCTATCGGCCGCACTGTCGAACTGCGCGGCAATCTCGATCTTATCCGTATATTTAGGATAGTAATCGGTTTGAATCCATATATCCCTTGACGCTGTGTTTTGAAGGAGATATTCCACCTCTTTATATCCAGCCGGGAGTCTTGACTTCATATTAAATGCAGTTGAATACCCCTCCAATGCAGATATAACAGTCGGCCCCTTTTCCTTTCCGTCCAAGCTTGCGGTAACGCTCCAATCCCCCGGAGCCGTCAAAATAACCGTCGCCGTCCCGCTGGAATCCGCAACCGCCGTTAAGACAGTTTCGCCCTGTGCTGCGGTTACAGTGGTTCCTTGCTCCGCTGTAACAACCAGCGGGATTGCATACCCGGAACTGCCGCCGCCCGTTTCCAGACTCAGGATCCGGCTGGCGAAGCTGTTTGCCGGAATGTGCTCTGTAGTCCCTTCCTTTTGCCGTATGGCGTCCGCAATCGCTTTCAGCTTTACTTCCTGCGTACTCAATACGAACCCTCCCAACTGTCCAGCACGGCCGCCTGGATAGCGGCGTTGACCTGCTCCATCGTCACGCCGGAAGCGCCGCCTCCACCCTCCGGCGGGTCAATCCATCTTGTATCATAATTGGCCGCAGAGCTTTTCGCCAGAATCTGGCCCGCTGATCCGCCGGTGGGCACACCCTGGCCTGCCGGCCCCTGCGGACCCTGCATCCCGGAGCCGCTCCCGGTATCGTTGCTGTTGCCGCGGATGATATTATCCGTCCCGTAGTCCAGTATCTCTCCGGATGAGAATAAGTTATCCACAACAAGGCAGCGGCTCCAATTAGCCTCGATCTTGATCGGGACTGCTGATTGGTAGATGCGGTTATCGCTGATCAGGACATGGGAGGCATCCGGATCGTATTGGCTCTCGACCTCCATCAGGTGGATCCCAACACTTCCGCCGGAAATAAAATTCCCCACAATACTTGCACTGTACTCCTCCACCGCATTCGGAGCAGGTTTTCTTACTATAATGGCGGGGTACGCCGCATCCGTCTGTATGTAATTGCCGGAGATCTCTGCCGCGCCATACGCGTAGGCCCTGGAACTCAAAAGCATATTTCCTGTGACCGCACACTCGTTTTCCGCCGAAATCGACCCGTTTTTGATGGTGTTTCCGGATGCAAGACCCCCGTTTTTCTCCAAATAGATCGAGATCCCGTCTATAAAATTGTTGGTGCATGAGATCGTACCGTTCCCGCGGACATCCCAGCGGCCGCTGGGACATGAAATCGTGTTATTAGAGAGGAGCAAATCGTTCTTCTTGTCTCCATTCATAAGGATCAAACCAATGTTGTATTCCGTGTTTGACCGGTTTATCCCAAAGAAATTCCCGGTTATCTGGGTCCGGTAGGCATTCGTAAAGTTCATAATTTGGATCGCGGCGCCGGTCCCAGACGCATCAAACGCATCGTCCAGAATAAACCGGTTGGATTCAAACAGAAAATCGCTTGAGGTATTTTGGATTTGGGTATTTTGAAAGGTACAGCCATCCACCAGAACCGCCACCAGTGTAAAACTTAAAACGGAAGAAGCCCCCGCTTTCTGGAACGACAGCCCCCGCAGCTGGCAGTGATATGAAGCAGCGTCGCCGGAACCGGGCCGGACATTGAAAGATCCCGAGAGGTTCAAAACCGTGGCTCCGGCATTTCCCGTAATGGCCACATCAGCGCCCATATTGGCGATTTCCACATCTGCGGACAAATTGTACTCACCCGTTAAAAGGACAAGCTCCCCACCGTGCTCCTTCAAAAGCGCAATCGCCTGGTTGATCTCCACTTGGTCGTCCGTACCGTCGCACAGAAAATCACAGTCCGCAGCGGTCCATCCGGCAGTAGAGGTCCCCACTACTACACGGCACGTCCGTTTCCCAGACACATTCTCAAACGCCTCATTGACGGCGTTCACGCCCTGCTGGGCCCTGTTGACCTGCTCCATCAAATAGTTATAGCCGTGCTGCGGGGACAGCCCCACGGAGGTCCCGTCCGGGGCCACGATCTGCCCGGCGGTCCAGTTCTCCGGCAGGTCCGCAGGCAGGGGGGCGTCAATCGGCCTGTTTGCCATTGGGCGCTTCCTCCTTTACGATAAAACTGTGGCGCAGGGAAATGACCTGCTCCAGCACCGGCACGGATACCGTACTACTGCTCAAAACCTCGCCGTCCTTGTCCAGCAGCTCCGCCAGGGTGATTTCCCCGGCCTGCTCCCGCCGCACCAGGTAGGAGACGGACCCGATCTTCCCTGCGGCAGACCGGGTGAGCTCCGGAATCAAAATACTGCCGTTGATCCGGGCTGCGGCCACATCGGCGGCCACAAAGGCGGCGGTCTGCTCCAGCAGGGCCTGCTTTATGCTTGGCTGTGTTTCCATCTTCAAAACCTCCAGCTCCAGGTAACTGACAAAGGGCTTTTCCCCCAACGCCCACGCCCCCTGGATGTAGTTATACTGCGTCTGCACCTGAGATACCCGCTCCCCCAGTACGAGACCTGCGTCAACACGGGGGCGGCTGATATAGACGATATGACAGGGCTTCACGATATGCAGCAGGGCGGAGACCTCCGTAAAATACTTCTGGTCCTTCACCGCCGCCTCGATGTACAGGGTATAATTGGGGTAATCCATCTCCAGCCGGTAGTTCCCCGGTCCAAACAGTCCGTCCAGCTTGTCCCGCAGGAAATGCAGCGTGAAGGGCGGGCGCAGGGCGATCCGGTTCAGGACCCGTTTGCGCCGGAACTCCAGGCTGTCGTCCGGCTCCGGGAGGATGCGCAAAATGTCTTCCCAGAGGGCGGCCGTCCCCTCGTCCATGGTCTGGACGAACAGGTTCTCCCGGACCCGGTCCATAAGCTCCGCCAACGCCCGCAGCTCGTCTCCCTCGGTCTGGCACAGGGCCTGAACGTCCAAAATCTCCCGAAACCAGAGGGGCCAGTATTGGCAGATATTTGTCTCAGCCATGCAGCGTCACCTCCCCCAGCACGGGGACCTGCTGGCGCTGGCCGCTCTCCTCCAGCGGAAGGTCTGCTGCGAAGCCGTTCAGCGTGAGCCCGGTCACGTTGACCACCCCCGGGACGGACAGCAGCGCGGCAGTCACCCGCGCGGCGTAGACCCAGGCGTCTGTACGCTCCGCCCACTCCTGCCGGATCTCCAGCAGATAAGCGTCTATGGCCCGCTGGGCGGGTCTGGACAGCTGGCCTATGGTGTACCCCGGCCCCAGCGTCAGAGCGGCGGACACGTCCACGGATACGGTTTCCGGGGCGGTGACCGTTACGGCCGCGCCGATGGGGGCGGTGCCGTAGCCCAGCCCCTGGTTGGGGGGCGGGTCCACGGTGTTCTGCACCGTCTCCACCAGCTGCTCCGGCGCGGGCATCCAGTCCGCGCCGATAACCGACAGCTTCACGGTCCCGCCGCCGTTCCAGGTGGGGTAGATCTGAAGCCCGCCCACGCCGTCAATCTCCATCACCACCCGCCTGTAGTCGGCGATATTGCCGCCGAAGGGCTGTTCGTTCAGTGCGTCAATGGCCCGTTTCCGGAGGCTCTCGTCGTCCTCTGTGTCGTCGCCGGGGGTCAGGATGTCGGTCAGCTCGGCACGGGTCAGCCCCTGGATGAACGTAATGGGCAGGATCGGGCCGGTGTACTGGTTTCCGATGGTCCCCGCCGTCTCACAGGTCATTTGATACTGCCCGTCTCCAATGCGCTGTGTGGCCGTAAAATTCACGCTGTCCGCGCCGTCAATGGTGGAGAACCGGGAGCCGATGGGAACGTCGATGTTAAACACTCCCAGCCGGGTGGCGGCGGAGGCCGGGTAGCGCCGGACGTTGGCCAGCACGGCCAGATAATCCAAATCCCGCCCCACGGCAGTCTGGAGATAGGCCCCGTTCTGGACCTGGTTCAGCTCCAGGTAGAACTCCTCCAGGGCGTAGGCCCCCGCGCCTAAAGCGGTCTGGAGCATGGAGCCCTCCCGCTTGTCCAGGGAGTTGGACACTTGGTCCAGCATGATCTGGAGAATATTTCGGTAGGTCTTTTGGGTCAGGTCGAGCATAGAGCCACCTCCAAGCTTCCTGGCACATCCCCGAACACGGTGGTCACGGTAAACGATGCGGCCAGGGTTGCGCCGGAACATGAATAGGAAAAGTCTTTTATCCCCAAAATCCGGTTATCCGGCAAAAACGCGTCCTTAAGCCGCCTTTGCAGCTCCGATGCGGCAAACCCCGGCTCGCTGCCGGTCAGGCCGTCGAAGTCCGTGCCGAAATTGGGGGAATAAATCTGCCAGCGGAAGCGCTCTACATTTACAATGACCTCCACCGCCTGGCGCACGGCCTCCCAGCCGTCTCCAAGTCCCCGGAGCCGCTTTGTGACAGGGTCGGCGATCCAGGTCAGGGAGGGCTGGTCCTGAAACACTACGCCCCGGGACAGATCAATCTCAGATGCTGGCAGCACGCTGGGCCCCCCTCTCAAAAATGCGGGACAAAATCACAAACTGCTGGCTGCGCAGGACTTTTAGTAAAAGCACCTGATCCCCCGCCCTCAGCCCCCGGTTGAGTATGATAAAACCATTTTCCACTGGCAGCGGTGTTCCGTCCTCATAACAAACAATTTTGTCCAGCCGCTGGTCGGAGGCATACCGGTCCGGGGCCAGCCCGTCGGAGGTGGTGTAGCTCCCTTCGGGGGTGCTTACCGTGTGGCTGTGTTTCAATCCAGAGGTGATATGTTCATGAAGCAGAACAGGAATTTTCTTCTCCATCACCCCAGCGGTAAGCCACAGCCCCTCCTCCGGAATATCCGCCATATCCTCCCGGAGCTTCACCGCCAGCGGGTCCGTGCTGACGACGGTCCCCACCGCTAAATCGGTCATGCCATAGGCCCGCATGGTCTGTTGGGTCATTTGATGCAGTACGTCGGTCAAATTCACAGTTATGCCTCCAATTCCTGCACGTCAAATTCCATTGTGTGCAAATCGTTTTGGAAGGTGTGGCAGACCCGCTCCAGCAGGACCAGCTTTTTCAGTGAAATATCGCCCAGCTTCTCCATGTCCAGCATCAGCATCTGTCCCGCGCGGAGCCCCGGCAGCCCCAGGGCCTCCACCTTCAGGGTCCGGAAAATCCGGTTGTGATACTGGAGCATCGCCTTGGCCTGGGCCTCCGCCTGGGCGTCGTTCAGGGCCTCGTCCACCGTCTGGTAGAGCTGCAACAGCCCCCAGCGGCCGATATTGCCGCTGTCCACCGCCTGGAACACATCCGCCCGCCCTGTTTTCTTGTTGGGCCGGGCCAGCTTGATGGAATTGTAGGTTTGCCGGTCAAGGTCCGCCTTGTAGGCGTAGCCGGTAAGCAGAGAGCCGGTCCCCACCACGCCCTGCGCCAGCATACGCCCCGCTTCCCGGAGGGAGAGCGCGCCGCCGCCGTCAAAAAACGTGTACAGTCTCCCGGTGGCCAGCAGGGTGCGCTGGAGGGCGGCGGAGATAATATCCAGACAGGATTTTTCCTCCATCACCAGCAGCGGAATCGGATACCCGGTGTCGTCCAGCTCCCCCACCTGAAGCTGGAAGTCCTGGGCAATCTCCCGAATGATCTCCCCGGCGGTGCGGCCGGTAAAGCAGTAGCTGGCGCTGGCCTTCAGGTAACGCAGCTGGTCGTAGCAGGTGACCTCAATCACACCCCAGCGGTCGTTTTGCTTGGTGAACACCCAGCCCAGGAAAATAAGCTGGCCGTCCACGCTGAACCGGACCGGGTCCCCCGGCATGAAGGACACGCCGCCGGAGGCGTTGATGGTAAACCGGAAGCTCCCCGGGGAGCCGGTGCGGTTGGTGGTATACGCCGCCTTCTGAACCTGGGGGGCGGCGTCCCAGGCTTTTCCGGTGCGCCGCTCCAGGATAATCAGCTCATATTGCACGGTCACACCTCCTGCATCTGCCCGGCGGAGACCCAGCCCTTGGCCCCGCCGTTTTCCCCTGTAATATGATAGGGGTAGGGGCGCTGGGGGTCGTTGGCGGCGATCCGGGAGATCACGCCCCGAAACCCGGACAGCGTTCCATGGGGCTCCCCGCCATAGCTGTCGTACCAGCAGCTCCCGTTGACGGCGACGGACTGCCCCACCACAAATTGCCCCCGGGGGATGGCCCGGGTGGGCTCCGCCGTGGCCTGGACCGCCTCCCCGCCGGAGGCTGGCTGGAGCTTGACCGTCTTGGGGGCGTAATCCCGGTACTCGGTCAAGGTCAGATCGTAGTAGAAATCCCCAGTTTCTCCTCCGCGCTCCTCCGTATCAAAGCGGGTAACCAGAACTTCCATATTGGTGTCAAAAAGCAGGGTCCCGTCCTCCATACAGCGGTTGGCCACAAACCGGACGGGGATCTTATCGTCCATCGCGGCCTGTAGGAACTGGATATAGAACTGCGGCGGCTGGAACCCCCCGGAGGTGAGCACCGCGCCCAGATTGTCCCGGCCCGGCAGCAGGCCGGACCAGGAGACGGTTTGCAGCTTTGGGGTCCGGGGGATCAGAATGGGGCCCAGGCCAAGAACGTTGTACGCCCCGTTCTCGCTGTCCTTGGCGATTTGATAGCTCTCCGGGTTTACGGGAAAGCGGAGCGTGGTCCCTTCCCGGGAGAGGTATAAGCCGTACTTGTTTTCCATACTCCGCCTCCCGTTTTTATGTGTAGGATAGGTCTGTGTTGCTGGCGGTCTGCTCCAGCAGGATTTTTTTCAGAGACTCTTCCAGCTGGGCCAGGTCCGCGTCGAAATCGCCGGTGTTCTGGCCGTTGATGGTGATAACCGGCGTTTGCGCCGTCAAGTTGATGTTGTTGACATACTCCCGGGTTGCCAGGTCTACCAGCAGCTTCGTGTCCTCCTGGGAGAGAGCCACGCTGTTCCGGATGGCTTTTGTATCCGCGCCGATGGCGTTCAGCGTGCCGCCGGCGCCAGATCCCGCCAGCATAGCGGAGTAGTCGAAGGGCTTGCCGCCGGCGGCGTTGCGCACATCGGGTATCTTGAAGCTGTCCAGAGCTTTTCCGATGTTGCGGCCCAGTGCGCCGCCCCGTTCCCATGCGTCCCCGTAGTCGATTTTGGTCATACGGGCGATTTGGATTTCGTTTTCTCCAAAGGAGTCCGCCCAGCTCTGTACGCCGGAGCGCCAGCCGCTGACCGCGCTTTTGAGATTGCTGCCGAACACCGCGTCGATTCCGCTGGCGATGCTCTGCAAAATCCCGAGAGCCCAATCGGCCAGGTCCGCGAGCAAATGTGCGATTGCCGTAACCGGATCATTCAGGAAGTTGGCGAAAAACTCCGCGAAGGAGGCCAGCAAATTCCATCCGTCAGCCACCAGATTGCTGCCTAATGCGAATAGGCTATACAGCACGCTACCCACCAGCCCGCCGATTTCCTCCCAGGTGTACCCCATCTGCTGGGCCATGTAAATAACCAGCATAATCCCGCCCGCAAGGAGCAGCAGCGGAGCGTTTGCCGCCGCCCAGGCCGCTCCGGACTGTACGGCGGAGGCCGTCATAATGGCGGCGATGGCGATCGCCCCTCCAATCAAAATCGCGGACACCATGTCCCAGTTGTCCATGATAAATTGCAGGCCTGTTTCTACCAGATCAATAAACCAGACCAGCGCGTCCCCGGCAATCCGCACGCCCGCAATAAAGCCGTTGAGCATATTCTGTCCCGTCTCGCTGTTGAGCAGGCCGTTGAGCCGCTGCAAGGCGGGCTCCAGGGCCCGGACCGCCTCGTTTTTCGCCATCGTCCAGGCCTGGGAAAAAGTGAGCGGAATGGCCTCAAAGGCGGCGTTGGTCTCCTCCGCCGCAGCGAATATGGCCGCCTTTACCACGTCCGACGTGATTTTTCCCTGGCTTGCCAGCTCCCGCATTTCGCCTACGCCAACCCCTAAATAGTTGGAAATCGCCTTCGTGATGGTAGGAGCCTGCTCCAGAATTGAGTTCAGCTCCTCCCCCCGGAGTACGCCGGAGGACATGGCCTGGGTGAGCTGGAGCATCGCCGCCTGGGCCCCTTGCGCGTTGGTTCCGGCCAGGGCGAACTGCTTGTTGATCTGCTCGGCAAAGGCCACCACCTCCGCCGAGCTGTTGAAGGCCTCCCCGGCCAGAGTACCCAGCTTGGCGGCCATACCGGCGGTCTCCTGATAATCCCCCCGGGAGCGCTGGGCGGAGTCAAAAATCATGCCTTGAAGCTCCGGGGTGGTCTGCATACCGTCGTTCATGCGTTCCAGGCGGGCGGTGGTTTGAATCTGCGTATCGGACAGACGGATCAGCGCCTGGGCGCTGCGCAGGCTGAGGTACGCCGCCGCCAGGCCCCTGATTGTGGAAATCAGCCCGTTCGCCGCGCTGGAGCCGCTGCGCATGGCCCGGTTCAGCCGCTCCTGGCCGCTGGCCGCGCCGCTGGAGGAGGATTCCAGCTGCCGCACCGCGCCGTTGAACGCCTCCTGGCTGGACGCGGCGGCGGTCATGGTGGAGGACATCTGCCGGCCCAGGTTCAAATAGGCCGAAAACACAGACGAAAACCGGTCCACCAGGACCAGTTCGTCCCGAATTACCGCCATACGCTCACCCCGCCTTCTGTCTGGATTTGATTTCCTTCAGGGCCATTTGCAGCATGAGGATTTTTTCCCGGTCGGACAGATCATCGATCTGCTGGGGACGCCACCCGTGGTTGACGAACATATAGTAGGCCAACAGGGCGTCCGGGCCGTCCCCGTCGATCAGTTTTTTGCTTCGCTCTCCAGGTCTCCGTCGCCAAAGCCGGACAGCCGGGAGATGGCCGCGCTCAGCCGGCTGTATTCCCCGGACAGCAGCATTTTCCCGGGGACCTCCAGCGGGTCCAAAGTACCGTAGGCCTTGCACAGCGCCTCGCTGCGGAAATCCGGCTCCACAGTGGCGGCGACCACCAGCCGCCGGGTATATTCGATGTCGTCCAGGGCCCGCTCCCCCCGCTTGCCGCCGGGGACCGGCTTCTGGGACTGCTTGATGATGCGGTCGTTCTCCTCCTGGGTGATGGCCCGGATCTGAAAGGCGGCGGGCTTGCCGTCCTCCCCCCGGAAGCGCTTGGAAATTACGATCTCTTCGGTCTCATTGCCCTGCACGGGGTGCAGGAACGCGTTCAAACTGCTCATACGGTAAACTCCTCTCTGTTATTCGCTCCCCAGCTCGGTGGGGGCCTGGAAGGGACTCAGAATTTCAAAGTCCTCAAAGCTGAAGGAAAAATCAAAGGTCAGCATATCCGAGCTGTCGTCCAGAATGAAAATCGGAATGTCCCCCGTCAGCTGGCAGCGGTACAGGGCCACCGTCTGAACCCCGATGGACGCCGCTTCGTCGTCGTTGGTGACCTGCATATTGAAAACCGGCATATGCCCCGTGTGAACGTACTGCTCCACCATGCGGGCGAAATCCGACGTGACGTAGTACATGGTCCCGGTCCCCGTCAGCTTCACGCCGCCGTTTTTGTTCTGAATCCTCTTGGTTCCGATCACCTTCATGTCGGTGGAGGACACGTTGGCCTTCGCGTCGATCTTCTTGGCGGCAAACAGCTCTTTTACAACGCCGTCCTGGGTGATAAACGCGGACCCCGCCGCGCCGTGGATGGTATCCCGGGCAAGCAAAAAATTCGCCATAGCTTCCTCCTTCTTATGTCACGGTAATGGTCAGATAGATCTTCTCCACGGAATCGGCCAGGTACAGCGCCAGCTCAATCACAATGCTGTCGGTGGAATCGCCCATACGCACCGTCACATCGTCCGCCGTGGGACGCTGGCGCAGGGCGCCCCGCCCGTACATTGCCAGCAGGTAGTCCAGAATGGCCGCCTTGAACAGGCCGCGCCCCGCCTCATTGTTGTTGACCTTCCCCAGGTAGTGCAGGGAAAATTCCCGGTAGACGTCGTTGGCCAGGGTGTTGCATACCCGCATAGTCCGGTTTTTGCGGAACGCCTCCCCAATCTCCGGCGTAAACGTGGTCAGGGTGTTAATGTCCGTTTCAATCCGGACGCTGCCGAACTCCTCCGCCAGCACCAGCTCCCCCGCCTGGATGGCGTCCTCGATCTGGCTGTTGGTCAGCCTGGGCGACGTGTCCGCCGCGCCGGGATAGACGGCGTAAGTCAGGCTCTGGTAGTATTGCGCCCCCGCCTGGGCCCCGGCCAGCCACCAGGCGGTCTCCTGGGGCGTGAGCGCCGTTCCATCCGCCAGCACCACGCCGGACCGGTTATGGATGACAAACCGGCTGTTTGCCTTTCCCGTGGTGACCAGCTGGACGTAACGTCCCTCCTGGGCGGCAAGGCGCTGGACAAACGAGATGAACGCCTGATTGACGGCGCTGTCCGTGCCGTCGTAAATCAGCACGTCGAAGCTATAGGGCTCCAGGGCCTCCAAAAACGCGGCGTAAGCGGCCGCGCCCACTGTGCCGTCCGCGCCGCCGGACAGCTTTACCCCGGCGCACGCCGCCAAGGCCCCCTCCCCGGAAAACGTTACCCAGTCGTTGCCGGCCAGGTCGGATGCGTCCGCCGCCTGCTGCCGGACGGCCTGCACGCCGTCCACATAGACCGTCACAGTAAACGACCCGTCTGTATTCTCCGCTGCGGAGACGGAAATATCGTTGCCCCGGGCGCCGGGATATTTTGCAACCGCCGTCAAGCCCTCCGCCAGCGCGGCGGAGGCGGCGGCGCTGCCCGCCGCCTCCGGGCGGTAGAGCAGGATTTTCGTGGGTCCGCCGCTCACGTCGGTCCCCTTCAGCGCCTCCCGCAGAAACTGCGCCTGAGGGGCGGTCACGTCGCAGCCGATGTAGGGCGTCAGATCCGCTCCTGCGTCAATGCGCATGATTTTGCCCACCGGCCCCCAGGACAGGGGCCGGCAGCCCGCCAGAACGCCCCGTGCGCCCGGCGCGGCGGGCTGCCCTCCTGTGCTGCTGAAGTTGATGTAAACGCCGGGACGGACCTTGTTCTGCGCCGTCCAGGTTCCTGCGGCCATCAGCGTTTCCCCCTTTCAAAGAAATGGTCCAGAATGCGCTTCGCCTCCCGGACGGTGTAGGCCGGCTTGGTCAGGAGCGCCCTGGCAAAATCCGGCTGGTATCCCCTGAAAGCCTCGCTTTGCAGCAGGCTTTCCACGGGATAGACTTTTTCTGTTTTCATGGTTCGACCTCCGTACGCAGATATTGAATGGACTGCATGAGAACCGCGTCCTCCTGCCTGGTCAGCCAGAGCTTTAAATTAAATTTATAGTGCAGCGTTTCCTCCCCAATTTCCCACCGGCGGTCATAGGTCCGCAGGCGGACGTTCGGTTCCGCGTATGGGAATGTCTCCAGGCACAGGTCCAGCGCGTCCGCCGCCGCTTGCAGGCGGCTGTCCCCGTCCGGCCGGTTGGGCCGCTCCAGATACACCAGGTCCAGCCCCAGCCGCCGCAGGAGCCGGCCTCCCGCATGGGAGGAGATGCGGGAATGGGTCTGCCGCAGGAACAGCGCGGGCGGGCAGGTCCCCTGCTGGTTGGGGTCCGCGTAAAACGTGACCCCCGGCAGCTCCGGGGCCAGATAGTCCGCCAGGGACTGGGCCAGGGCGGGCATAGTGAAGATCATTTCAAAAGCTCCTTTACCAAGGCGGGCAATTCGCGTTCCAGAACCGCATGGTATTGCTCCTCCGCCGCCTCCTTCATGTACTTTCCGGGGATATAGTTCGTCTTTACGCCCACCAGAAGCCCCCCCTTTCGGGATAAATCCCGGGACAGCAGGCCGTCCCCGTCGATATACAGGCCGGGGACAAAGTGTTTGTCCAGCCGGTGGCCGTCGTTGACATAGCCGGCGTAGTCCTTGTCGTTGGCCAGGGCGGTTACATAGGTGTTTCCAATCCGCCGGGGGACCGTCTGGCTGTCTGTGGCCCAGTGCTGGGCCAGCTCGCCGGAGATTATGTTCACCCCCCGGAGCTTATCCCCGTCGTTGGGCGGCGTGCGGCTCTGGGCCTCCTCCACCGCCCGGAGGGCCGCGCCCTCCTGGACTGCGGCAATGCGGGACCCAATCAGGGGCTGGCGTTTTGCAAGCGCCTCCACCCGCCGCTTCAGTGCGTCTCCCAATGCCATCAGATATACTCCTTTTCCAGCAGAGCGATTTCCTGGTGGGCCAGCCCCGGGATGACCGCCCCGAAGGGCTCGTAGAAGCGGACCGGCTCCCCGGCAAGGGCTCGCATCTCCGGCCCTGTCCGGCCCAGGGCCCCGCCCCGCCGGATCAGCAGCTCGTCCCCGGCCCGGATGTCCGCCTCGTTGGCGCAGGCCAGCTTCTCCACGCTCTCCATACTGGCGGCGGCCGGACCCGTCCGGGGCGGGTTCGGGGAGCTCCGGTAGATCCGGCAGGGGATATTCTCCGCCACGGTCTCCCGCCGCTGGACGGTCAGCGCGCCGCTCTTTGCCGGGATGACCCGCCGGACCGTCAGCCGGTCCGTGTACCAATCCGCGTAATTCATATGACGCAGGTCCCCCCCATTCCAACCATGCGGGCCCGGGTGGCCAGTATTTGTCCGTACTGGGTGGCGTTCAGATCCCCCCAGCCCTCCGTGGCCCGGGTCAACGCGCCGGTATCGTAGGACACGGAGCTGTCCCCCAGCTGGGCGGACTTTACCACCCCCACCAGCGCCCCCGTCGCCGCCGCCTGGGCCGGGGTGGCGGAGCCCTCCGACCAGGTGCGCAGATACAGCGCCGCCTGGTGGGCCACATACAGCCCGGCGGAATACCGCCAGCCGTCCAGCCACTTGTCCGGCGTAATGGCGGCGTTGGCCTGCCGGATGAATTCCGCCAGCATCGCCGCCGGGACCAGGCACGCGCCGTTCCCGCTGGAGTAAAACTGGGGAAAGTCCTCCTCGAACATACATTCCCCATAATCCCCCCGGCCGCCGCTCACATTCGCCGCCGCCGCCAGCACCCCGGAAAACTGCGGCTTACTTGGAAGCATCCTGTTTCTTGGGAATGACCAGCTTGCCGTCGTCCACCAGGGCTTTGAAATAGGCCGTCTTGGGGACCCAGTCGGGCACGGGGCCGATGTAGTCCCGGCACAGGGGGCAGACCTGGGACCGGTCGGGGCTGTGAATGACGATATTGCGCCGGCTCATCACGATCATTTCGCGCACCTCCCCTTAAATACCGTCCACATAGAGGGCGGTCTGGGGGTAGAACATCTCCACCTCGGAGATATTTCCGGCGTAGGCGGTGTCGTAGCA